CGTGGGGTGGAGTATCAAAGCAAATCCTCAATGCTCATACGCATACAACAACTCTCCTGCTTTAAGTTTAGTCATTGCATCAATCGTGAACATCATAGCTATAGTGACAGGGCTTACAGTAGAGAAGTCAAGCAGCAAGATAGGTTTATTGCTATCCTCTTTGATGTCAAGCCCTTGTCCTATTTTAACTTCTTGAAGCCCCACGCTCTTATTTTGTTTAGTGTTTACTTTTTCAAAGTTAAGAATATAAGTGCTTATAATCGATTGCATATCTTTAATCTCATAAGGATTGTAAGTAAATCCCTCCAATGTAGGCAATAGTGCTTTATCAGATGTGAGATAGTAATCAATCTTTTTAGATGGGATTCTTGACATAGAACGACCAAGTTTTTCCATTGCATCCTTATAGGACATATCTTTTTTGAAATACTTTGAGATAGAAGCCCCAACGATAAGACCATGCTTCACGTCTTTTTTTACAAGTATCTCCCCACACAGATAAGTGTCTATTTTTCTAGGGTTTATTATCATAATGAAAAACAAATATTTTTTAATCATCTACTTCCTTTCATTCAAAATCATCACTCACAAAAGTACCACCGACATCAACCGAAAAGATGTCCTCTTCCTCATCATCTCCAAACTCTCCAAACTCGTCCATCTCTTTTAAGTCCTCTTCAAACTGTTCTGAAGAAAATCCTTTCCCTTCCATGTCTATAAGTACTCCCTCATCTTCCACCACTTCTGTTTCAAGTATCTCGTTTACAGGGGTAAAATCATCAGCACCAAGTGGAACGATATTTGCTAACTCTATTTGTGCAAAAGCATCTGCAAAGTCAGGAGAGGTAAACCCTTGTTTTCTTAGTTCTTCTTTGGAGATTATCTTATACAGTAATCTATCTGTAAACTTGTAGCTCAAACAAAGCAAATCAGCTACAATTCTAGGCTTATAACTTGCATCTTCTATCAGCATAGTACCATCGGATATTGAAGTTCTTAGATTGATAAATGCCTTAGCTCTTGTGTTGATAAACCTTTTTTTATCTTCAAAATAAAGTTTGTCGCTACCCCATCTTATAGCTTTGAATTGAAAATTATACATATTCAAAGACAATAACGCTTCTTCTAATTTAGAAAAAGCTTCATCTCCTCCTGCACTTGCATCTCCTAGTATATGCACTATATCATAGACCTTGCCATCTTGTGCCTTTGCATCTAAGAAGTCTAGTATCTCATTGAAGAGTATTTTAGTGGTGTAGTCCACAGGCTTTTTAAACGTGCCGTCTTTTGCAACTTTTACTATTTTAGTATATTTTCGCATCTTGTCAATCTGTTCATCTTGATAAGCAAACACTTCTGCAAAAAATGCAACTGAACTGTCTCTATAACCTGTGTACCCCACATCATAAGAAACGACCAACTGCCTAAAAGCTTTATCTTCTTTGAAAATAGGAGAGAAGTTTTTAAATATCATTTCGGTATCGCTTACATCAAATATCTTTCCTTGCTCCCTTTTAGGTGCAAGACCATCTACTTTAACCCTTATCTCATCTTCGCTGTAGGTACTAAGCATTATTTTTAATTGTGTTATCGTTGTTCTAGGAGAGTATCTAGAGGAGAGCCTGACAACCCCCCAAGCCCCACCCATTTCTATATTTTTAGTTGTAACCCACTCATGGAATTTACCGCTTAGTCTAGTATGTTGTGAAAATGCGATACATGAGTTGTACTCTTCTGTTAATGCACCTAAAGATACAGCGATTGTGTCATCGTTTACACCTGATGCTTCGTCTAAGATAAGCAAATAGGAGTATTGGTGCTGCCCTGCTATGTTTTCAGGACTTCCCTTTGGAGCCGTCCTTGCTTCTATGTACCAGTTTTTTTGGAAACCTTTGATATATACTGTTTCAATATTTACCCTAATGTATTCTGCTATAAACCCCCATTTAGGCACATATACCTTATCTCCTATTTTTCTATTTTCTCTCATGCCTGAAATAGAGGAGGATATTTCTTTAAATGATGATGAGGTTATTTGCCCAAGCGTAGGAGCTGTAATCCTTGTAATAGACTTTCTAAAGCATAGTAGATGATGTACCGAAATCAAGCCAATGGTTTTTGTTTTTCCTGTGTTGTGTGTAAGCAGTCTGTCTCCATCTAAATATCGCTTGTCTCTAGTCGTGCTAAAGCCATAATATTCTTGATAGCCGTCATCTGAATAGTTCACTATCTTGATACGCTTTTTTCTTTTATCAATTTTTATAAAATAGGAGTTTGCCTTTTCATCTTCACTTAGGCATATCCAATCGGCTACAGATAAGGCTATCTCTTTTTTATCTATCTCCAGTATGAGAATGTGATTTAACGTATATTTTTTTATTAGTCCGTTTTTTAACGTGAATTTGATAATAATATCACGTCCACTAAACAACTCTTTTACTATTCTGCCCCTACTGTCTCTCCCCTTTAGAACATCTCTTCTTTTTACATCTTCTACATTCTTTATATCCCCATTATAAAGCATAACAGTCTCTCCAGCAGGAGAACAGCTGTGTCCTGATGGTACAGCCAACCTGCCACCTCTGAATCCCCCAGTCTTTAAGAAGTTTACCCATATCTCTATTTGCTGATGCGTCATCTCTATACCAAAGACTTCAAACGCCATAAGTGGGAGATTCCACATATATTTTTTTAAAAAGGTATTTTGAAAAAAGGTATCGTTCCAAACCTTATCGTAGTTAGTATACATAGCAAGACGTGCTATATTCTGTTCAAAATCAGCCTTTGAGTATGTCTGCACCAATATCCAATACCTCTGTTAATCTTTCTATTTGTGATTCTTTAGCTTTTTGTAGGTACTCTTCATACTTTTGGCTCATCTCCTCTTCTGTAATTTCAATGGACATCATGCTTTCTATCTTGATAATTTCTTCATTAATCTTAGACAGCCCAAGCAATAATCTAATATCAGGCTTATTGTTTTGTGATATTTTTACGTCTATCAGCTCCTCGCCTTTACTGTTTTTTGAAATGCTTAGTTTTTCAATGTTCCCATTGGCATCTCTCTCTATAAGACCTCTGAATGATATATCAGTTTCAGAATAGCCTTTTACAGATACCTCCATGTATTGGAATCTAAGAATATACAAATAATCAAGATAATCCTGTGCCTTAAATTCTGTCTCTTTCCCCCTTAGCTTTTTGAAAAACGCATCTAATGATTTGGAGTTTTTACCCAGTGCCTTAAAAACTGTAGTAAGGTCATTGTTTGATGTTTCTAGCTTCCTTTGCCTGTCGTCCTTTTCTTTTATAAGTCTTTTTTTTGTTTCAGCTGTGATAAACGCTTTGAACTTATCCTTGCTGGTAAAACCGTATTTTTTTGTAAGATTGTAGAATCTGTCTTTTAACTCTTTTGCTACCTCGCTTTTTTTCTTGCCACCTCTTCGTACATTAACTACAATATCTACAACTTTTTCATAAGATGCTCTGGCATAGGCGATAAGTATTAGAAAGTTCTCTTCAGATAGCCCGTTAATGGGTAAAACTCTTTTTGTTTTTGGGTTTTTTTCAGAGATGATTTTTCTTACTTCTTCTTCGGTGTAAGTTACAGTAGTCAGTATCTCTAAAGTTCTTGCATTTTTTATCTCTTTTGCTGTCATGTTCCTACTTTAGAGAGATTTTATCGAAGTATTTATCAAAGCCAACGCTGTTTTTTTCATATGTAGGTACGCCACCCTCAACGCTTGTTTTTTTGCTGTTTGCGTCAAAGATAAAATTATATCTCTGTGGGATTGTGTCTACTAAATCATGCTTTATTATCGCTTCTACTGATTTATCTATAAACAGACAGTTTGTGATAATGTAGTTGTTTTGTGTTTTTCTAGCCATCTGTTCCTACTTTAGAGAGATTTTATCGAAGTATTTATCAAAGCCATTAAGATACTTTCTTCTTAATGTCTCTTCTAGGGTAATCGTTGCTACCAGTGATACATCATTTATAGATAGCGTTGTGTATTCAGTAAAAGTTATGCAGTCATCGCTGTATGTAGCTACATTGTAGGTCTTGTTTTTGTCTATAGCCATTACCTCTATATCGCTATATTTTACATCGTGACCTAGAAACCTTAAATATCGGTATATCTCTTTAGGGTTGTGTGCTACTTTGGTTTTAAAAAAAGGTGCAAGGTAAGATGCTGTTTTTCTCTCTCTTGGCGTAAGTGCATCGTTTATAGTGATTCTGTTTTGCTCAAAAAAGCCACTATCCTTTCCTATCTCTTTTTTTGCAGATAAAAAAGGGGCTATCTCATAAAAAATATCCTGCTCTAGCTTATCATCAATCGTTTGGTTAATTGCATCGTTAATGTGGTCAGAGAGGGTGTCTTTATGCTTATTCTCATATAGATAGGTTTCCATGCTTAACCCATCCCAAGTGTTGCTACATTAATAGAAACTTTGTCTTTCCCTACATGGAATATTTTACGGTTCCTATATTGCCCTTTGTCTGTTATTCTTACACTTAGCTCAAAGACTGTTATCACTTTTTTTAATTCTGTAAAGACAAGTCCATAGAAAGAAGTTTCGTTAAGAAGTGAGTTTATATCATCATAATATCCCAATAATTGCCCTCTAAGCGTATCGTTTATCGTTTGTGGGTAAGGCTCGTTTGTTTTAATCTCTATTGCCACTCCAATTTCAATAATTTCTGCTTGTTTAAATACAGGCATACGTCCATGTATTGCATCAAAGACTGTTTGGGATATTTGTTTTTCTAAATCAGGGTTTGCCGTGTTTCCACTCTTATCTACATAGGAGATAAACACCTTATTGATGTTTCCTGTATTATACCCCGTTTCCAATGTCTGCTCTCTCTCCTGCCACACTTTTAAAAGCTCAATATTTGTTACTTTCTTTTCTATGAGTTGTTTAAAGTTCTCATTGAATACTATATCGCCATAGGTATATCTTGTGTGCTTGAAGTTATCAATCAGCTCTTTGGTTGTAAGTGGTGGACTGTAGTTGCTTTGTATTTCTATATTCTTTATAACCAAATCATAGCCACTATCAATAATCATAAGCCCAGCAGGAACCTCTTTAAGGTCGCTTGTTGTATGCACCTCAACCATAAGGGTATCGCCTGTTTTTAAGTTGTTACCTCTTTCGTTCTCCAAAAGAGCTACGATACTAACCTCTTCTGTTTTAGGGTCTATCTCTAAGGAATAATCCCCCTCCCAATCAATAAAGTTTTGAGAATAGTTAAGCTCTTTGTCTTTCCTGACTACTTTTATCTTATGTATCTCATCGTACTTGTACCCAGTATCAAAATAAGAAAATACCTTACCCTCTTCTATAAGAAAAGTTTGGGTTGTTACAATCTCACAGACAAGCACTATTCCTTGCTCTATATCCTTTGTGGCTATTATAGGAGACACAGAATAAAAGACATCGTTCCCATCGGAGAATCTTGTACTCTTTGGCAGGGTAATGTCTTTATCGCTAAGAAGTTTAGCCTTGACTATTAAAGGCTTTTTAAAATAAATACTAGCAGATTTATTTAGATTGTATGCAAGGAGTGTACCTTTTTTTCTAGGAGAGTACATCTCTCTTACATCTTCTTGTATCTTCTTTTGTGTTTGGTCTATTTTATATTCAAGTCCTTTTGCTAAGAACTGCACACCTAAATCATTCTCAAAGCCTGATGTCTGCTCTTTTGACCTAGCGAGGTCTATAAAATATTTACTAATTTCAGCCATTTGTCACACCCTCTTTAAACAGTTTGTATTCTGTTCTGTTATTGTACGACACTTCTAATTTAATCATGTCAGTTTCTTTTTGGGATAGTTGAATATTTCTTATGACACTATAGATACTATCTCCTAAATCTAATGCCATTTTATCTAAAATCATAGCGAGTATCATGCTCTTGTGATTCATGTTTTTACCCACTATCCATTCAAAAGGCAGTCCAAAGCTTCTATTGCCTACATAATACCCCATAGGTGTATTAATCCAAAAGTTTATAGGGTCGTTATTGCTTAGTTTTGATAGGTTTTGCTGTCTGTATGTTTCTCTCAAGCTATATCCTTGTACGCCTTAGTAGGACTGAAAGCTACTACTGCTTTTTCTTTTGTTTCTTTTCTCTTTTTTTCTTTCTTCTGTTTAAGTGCTTCTGTCTGTTTATTGATAGCATCTATGATGTCTTTGTTTGAGCTTTGTATAACGGCTTGACTTTCTTTTTTTGCACTTGCAATCGTTCGTCTGCCTGGCTCACTTTTAAACTTTGAAGAGAATTTATTTTTATAGGCTTGTATTACTTCTTGGTCTGAACGTGTAGAAAGATACGCCCTTTGCTTTGCTCCAAACTGATTAAGCATATTTCTTCTTACTGTGCTTTTTCCATTTGCACCATGATGAAGATTCCCTTTGCTTATTTGAGATGCCCCACCTAAGCCTTGATTATGTCTTAACCACAATGTATAATTGTTAATAGGGATATTCTTACTTCTTAAATCACGTTTATAATCCTTTAGTGCTTCTTGCATAAGCTCCTCTTGGACTTGTGGGCTTCTTCTGAAATCTCCTACACTCTTACCCATGCGTTTAAGAAGTGTTGAGCCATGGTCGCCTTTCCTAAATCTAAATTGATACTTGCCCTCATATCCGTTTGCGTTTTGCCCAGTAAAGTAGTTATTCTTACTCTCTGTCATGCCAAGCTGTCTAAGGAATGAGCTGTCGCTACCACCTGCAACATTGGCTAAAGGATTAATAAACGTGCTTTCACTCAAAGAGCTGTCTAATAGTGCTAGTTTATCCTTGATTGATACTATGCTTTTAGCTAAAATCTCTATAGTTGAAGATAGTTTTTCGCTGTTTTTCGTGTCTGCTTCTAACCTGCTTTTGGCTTCAATGGCATTGGCTAATAGTTCCTTTTGTATATCTCTCTCTTTTTTGATGTCTAAAAACTTTTGATTCTGTGCTTCTATCATCGCTTTATAGTCTTTCTTCTCTTTTTTGCTTAACGTGCCATCTTTAGCAGAGAGTGTAAGGTATTCATTGTATTTGGCTTTGTAGGCTTTTCTGTCTTTCTCTTGGGCATCATACCCCCTGCTATTGCCTGTTATGAAGTTCATAACTTTATTAGTCTTGGAATCTAGTCTGCTTTTAATTGTCATCGCTTCTGCATAGGCTCTTTTCTTTGGGTCTAATAACTCCAAGGCATCATTTTGAAAACCACTCTTAGATACAAAGGCATCATTGCCTTGCAATCTTCCTGCTACTGTAGTGGCTTGTTTCTGTAGGGCTTCATACTCTTTTTTGTCTTTGTCTTTAAGTACATTGTTTACCCCTTTGATTCTCCTCATCTTCTTAACAAGTGCTATAAACTTTTTATGGTCGGCTGTTTGCTTCATAAAGTTATCGCCAATTTCAGACGCTAAATCTACACCTGTTACCGCCAAATCTCCTAAGCTTTCCAATCCTTTGTTTAAAGCACTTCCTATATTCCCTATATAGTCCAATACCTTATTTCCTACACTCCCTAGATTGCTTCTTAAAACAGAGAAGTCATTATCTATTCTCTTGGCAATATCCCCTGTAAAGTTAGCCATCGCTTTTGGGTCTAGCTTGTATTGTATACCCATAAAGTCAAATGCTTTATTTACCATATTTGTCATATCAGCACCTAAAACATTGATTATTGCTCTAGCCTTTGAGCTTACACTTAAATCTGATGCGTTGCCACCCTGCTCGTTGCCTAATCTGTCAAATTCATCTTTTATTCTGTCTCTGGCAGTATAGAGATACCCACCAATAATCAAAGGAAGCCCTAATCTTCTTACTATGCCTTTGATACCTTTGAATATGCCTCCTGCCGTAAATACAAAAGGAGTGTTTTTGCCTTTACCAAATGCACCACCACTCCCTCCCCCACCGTTGGCTATTTGTTTTGGTCTGCTCTTGCTGCTCTTTTAGTAGCTTGTCTTGCTTCTCTCTCTCTATAAACTTTCTATTTCCTTGAGAGTTTTTTTCTTTAAAGGCACGAAACATTTTTTCAAGGTCTGCTTTGGGAATACTAGGCTCTGCTTTATTGTTTTGTATTTTAAAAACACCAGTATCTATTAACCCATCGCTTCTATATTTCAATAGATTAACCTCGTTTGTTTAGGATTGTTTGAGCCATTGCAAGGGCTATACTGTTTCCAGTTCTGCCTTTTGATAGTTTTAATTTATGCTCTACTCCTATAGCCTTGCTCTTTATATCTCGTAGAGTGATGTTATCAAATACAGTTGAAAAATCTCTAGGGTGCATCTCTCCATTGGCATCAAGCATAAATCCATTGTCATGAACCATTTTTTCCATATTGGTTTTAAACTTCTCAAAGCTCTCTTTTAGCTCTATATTGTCGCTCTGTAGGGCTTCTTCTTTATCCCTGCTAATCTCTGACACGCTATCAAGTGTAATCTTTTCAGTGTTCAAGTCATCTTTAAGTACTGAAATCTCATCTTTTAAATCGTCTATCTCTTTTCTTAATCTCTCCTCTTCGTCATTGAAGCTTTTATACTTATTTATCATATCCATAGAGACATCATAATCCAAAGTATTCTTTTCCAATATTAAAAGAGATTCTACGATTGCAGCATCATCTAAATTGTACTCTCTACTAAGTGTGTCACTTATAGCATCAGAGATAATATCATCAGCATCTAGTGAGCAGACACCACCCTTGCATACATTATCTACTACAGCTCTATTACTTGAAAAGTTAGGAGAGAGTACATAATCAAATCCACAGAATAGAGAGGTTTTTAAATTGTGAACGCTTGAAAATCCACCTACACCATTTTCTATGAGCTTTTGTATCTCTTTGCCACCTTTATTATTCAAGATGCGTTGCGTGTGTACGACCTCTTGCCTGTCATTATCCCAATACATTTCTATCGTTTTGGCTATAGGGTAGATAACCTCATCATTGTTGTTATGCTCAACAGCAGTACATGGGTTTTGTTTGCTTCTGACACTATGAGAGTAATATCCTAAAGCATAACCATTTTTAATGTGCATTTGCGATACTTTATTTTCTACCATTGCCTTATAAGCATCTCTATTATAGTTTCGTTCAGCACCTAGTTTGTGTCCATGCTTAAAGGGAGAGAATGAAATCGTTACTTCCATTGTGCCATCATCTAGCCTTTTGATACCTTTTGCTATTTTCTTTTTAAACATTAAATTTCCTCTTCTTTTGGTGGTGGTGTCATTATAATATCTACAATGGCATCTACTTGTTTTGGTCTATCTTCTGTATTTTGTGGGAGCAGGTCTATAATTTGATTCTTTAAGAAGAATCTATTACCCTCGTTGTCCTCTAAAGCCATAGCCTTAAACTGTTCAATGATGCCTATGACTTGTTGGGTGTTTGTGATATTCTCCATACGTTGCATCTCGGCTGTTTGCTTGGAGTGATTGATGACAGATAAGAAATTAACTTGTATGAACTCATCTTTGATAGCCACATTATATTTATAGAGCATATGCGTCTTAAATATTCCAAGGATATACTCTCTTATCATCTTTCTAATCTTCACGGCTTCAGCTTCCATGATTAAAGAGTTATTGGCATAATCTTCTTTAGCCATACCACCCTGTGATTGGTCTCCAAAAGGTGTCATAGCAAAGTTAAAGCCTAAAGAACCTACATACTTTTTGATGTTAAACATGATGTCCTCTACACTTTTAAGCCCCTCAAAACTAGGAGAACTTTCTTGTATCTGTATGCCACCTGTTGCGTTATCTCCAGTAGTAGGAATATAGTGAGTGATGATAGCTGGTTCAGAGGATTTATCTCTCATCTTTTTATTTAGTGTAGACGCTGATACTCTTATCTTCTCTTCAAAGGCTTTCTTTAGCATATCCCTATCTTCTATACTTGCCTGTCCTAGATTTTGCGTGACAAATCTTTCAATAATTGCACTCGCTCGTCTTGTATTTGATAAAGCATTGATAGCACCCTCAAAGCTTTTAAAGTCATTATAGCAGCCCTCTACCACGCCCCCCGTGATAATATCTTGATAATAGGTTTCTTCGTCCTTAAAGGCTAACATATTTTGAAACTGCGTCAAGTGTTCTGTGTTCATCTTATCTAAGCCATTTGATGGAGCGTTCATCCTTGCTATTTTGTCAGTAGATAAGAATACCCTGCCCGATACACCTGTCTTTCCAAAGAAGCCATAATTCTCAACCATGTAAGCCTTAGTATCTCCATGATTCGTGACAATGGGGCAAATATAAAAAGCTTTGGTTGTAGGATTATGCACAAGCTTTACGACACCCTCTTTCTCATTAGCCATTATCTTGCTGTACCCATCTCCTAAAAACATTGCATCGGTGGCTATTGCTACAAGCGATTCATCTATGATTTTTGAGATATACTTAATATTATTATTTATCTCTTTTAACATAAAGTCAGGCAGACCTGTTCCCTCTTCATCTAAAACTATTTCAAAACATAAATCATCATTTTGAGATGCACCGATAGACTTCATAATCATAGTTTCAATGATGCCTTGTGTGAAGCTATCTTCATACATTGCATAACGCTCTCTTAACTCAATATCCCTAGTTGTAAGTTCCTGCTGTACTATATTCCCGAATAAAGAGCTAGGAGAGAATGAGAACATTGCATTGGAGGTTTGAAGTGCAGAAATGCTATCTTTTAACTTCTGCATTTCTGCATTGTAATCTTGTCTTATGATGTTTTTTGCTTTAGGTGCTTTTGCTTTAGGGGCTTTTGCTTTAGGCATATTGATTAATCCCTCATCGCTGTATATGTTGGCATTTTTATAATTCCTCTATGTTTTTTTATTTCAGTAATTCTGTACGTTATCTTAGAAAACAAAAAAAGCGTAATAGTGCTTCCTACTTTTATTTCGTGTGTTGCATTACAATAAAAAGAAATCATATTTGAAATACTATTCTCAAACGTATCGCTGGTTTCGGTGTCAGTTGCAAAAATAGGCTTATTCTCTCTATCAATCAATAGTATTTTAACATTTTCTTTATTCTGCTTGTCATACTCTAATCCTATGTCTGCTTTTTGTTTGCTATCTAAGTAATCAACCGAGTATCTGTCCTCATAAAAATTCACGCTGTTTTCTTTGGACGTGAGTACGGCATTGATAATCTCTCCCTCAATACCCCTTTTATCAATTACGATTAAAAGCTTCTTTTTTTCAATATCAAGGTACTTGTTTGCTAAATCTACATTCATGCTTAAACCCTATGCTTTTGAAACGTGATACTAAACTCTTGCATTTGGCTATCATCTACACCATAGGTTAAAGAGGGTTCTCCATCAATGAGATAATATCCATCAATCACTTTGTACTTTTGCCAATATCCATTAAGTGCATACGCTTCTATGTGAAAGTAGTATTCGTCAGGGAGGAGCAAAGTACCATTTTTAGGAATAAAGTTCACGCCGTTTGCTTTGGTAAAGTAATCAATAAGCTGCACCTCTTTACTCTCTTGTGAGCCTAAATCTAACCTCTCCTTGAATGTGAATAAGTTTATATCTGCCATACTGTCAATAGTTCCGAATAAATCTACTGTAGGCACAGCACCTATTCCTCCTAGTAATCCATTTATCTCGCCATTTATCTCGCCAACTACTCCGTTTATTTGGTCTTCTGCCAGACTTATAGTGTCCCATATTTTACCCGATACATTGTCTATCTGCTCTTCTATAAGTTTTTCTGCATTGTTAATTACTCCTATAGCATCAGCAGCAACACTTATCTTTCCAAATTCCCCGCTAAAAGTTAGATATTTGTTTGCAAGGTCTTTTATTTTTTGGGTTTCATCTCTAAGCCCACTCTTTATATTTTTACTTAGTGCATTCCCTCTTAAAGCTTTCTCAAAAGGATTGTTTGCCCTGGTTGAAGTAACTTTGATTGGATTGTAAAAAGTAAGTTCAATACTGTCACTACTGCCCTCTGCGTAATACTTAACACTTGTATTTCCTACTTGCTGACTGTCAATATTCTGAACTTTGATATTGTGA